GCAAGCTACAATAGCGGGCTTGACCTTTAGCGAAGGTGGCGAAATTGGTAGACGCACCAGGTTTAGGTCCTGACGCCGTAACAGGTGTAGGGGTTCGAGTCCCCTCCTTCGCACCACTAAACCCCCATAAAATCAATGACTTAGGTTTTTAGCCTGTCATTGTTTTGGGGTGTTTTGGGGCCGTTCTGGCTCCAGAATGACAACTTAATGCCAGCTTTTCCCCGAACAGGCCCACGGCCTTGCCACCGGCATCGGGATCTGCGGACGGCATCCATTTTCCGTACACGCGGATGATCATGGCCCAGTCCTTGTGGCCCATCTGTTGCGCCACCCACATTGGGTGTTCGCCGGCTGACAGCATCATGCTGGCGAAGGTGTGCCGCATTTGGTATGGCCTGCGATAACGCACGCCAGCCCGCTTGAGGGCCGTTGCCCAAATCTTCTGCACTGCTTGGCTGCTTGACCACCGTTCTCCGGTTCCCGGATTTCGGAATAGCTCCCCGTGGGGTTCGGCGCCGACCCAGGTGTGCGCCTTCTGATCCGTAATCGCCTGGAGCGCTGGCGCCAGTATTTTCACCTCACGCCGGCTGGACTTGGTCTTGGGCAATTCGGCCACCCCTTTTGCTGCGCGCGTAATTGCCTTTCGCACGAGGATCACGCCGCGGGCGAAATCGACATCTGACCAGTTCAGCGCTATCTGTTCGCTAGGACGTAAACCGGTCCACAGGGCGACCACCGCATAATTGCGGGTCTGGTCAGGTAATTTGGACAGGATGGCCGTTTGTTCTTCGGGCGTGAAAGGGTCCACCTCGTCGTCGTCGCCCTCGTCCACGGGCTGCTCCTGCCGGCTGTAGTGACGTCCGCGCATGCAGTTCTCATCTAGCACTTCGTCTTCGACCGCATCATTCAGAGCCGACCGCAAGCAGCTTTGGACGTTGGAGAGGCGCTTGTTGCTCACGGGCTTATCGCCGCCCAGCCCCGCCAGCCAGGATTTGATCGCCGGCCACTTGAGTTCGCTCAGCATCACCGCACCGAACTGCGGAATCAGCAACCCATCAACGATGCTGCGATAGCCTTGGTAAGTGCTGGATTTGAGTGTCGGCTTGCGAGCGTCAAGCCAATCGTCCAGGTATTTTTCAACCGAAAGCACCTGGGCCGGTGATTCGGCATATTGGCTGGCGCGCTGGCTATTGGGAAAGGTGGCCGCGTAGTCGAATACGCCCGTTGCAATCGCATGCAGGATGGCCCCCCGGTGTTGCTCCGCGCGTTTCAGGTTAGCGGGCGTGGGCTTGAGAGGAATCCGCTCACGGCACCGCCGCCCCTTGTATTGAAACGTGATTTCGATACTGTTTTCCGAGGCGGCTTTAACACCCCGTCCGTCTCTACCCATTTTTCATATCCTTCCATATCGATGAGAATTCGGCCGTCCGGCGCTTCCACCCACTCATGACCCTCGCGCCAGATCCCATCACGTTTTTTGGTGCGGATTGCGTCTTGAGAGTACCCGGTAAGCTCGGACGCCTTCTCGATGGTCACAAACCTAGCCATGCAGGGCCTCCGTGCGGTTGTCAGGGGGTGATTGCGGGGGCGCGGTGTCGCTCCCGTGCCCGCCGTCCTTGTCACCGGGCGGATGCACAGCGCACGGATGGCGCAGGGAGCCGTCACCCGTGGGGCAGGAGCAGACCGCCTCGCTGGCCTGGGGCGCGGCAGGATGCACGCCTTGTCGAGCAAGTCGCAAGACAGCGCGTACTTTGTCAGCGAGGTCGCGGCGCGAATAAATGCCGGCATTGAACAGCGTGCCGTCCTCGATTTTGTCCGCTATGACGCCTACCAGTCGCAGAGTTTCATCGTTCTGCTGCGCCACCCCGGCTACAGGGGCGCTTGCCACGTCCAGCACTCGGCGAAGCGCCCACTCTGCTTTGTTGCTCGGCCCCATTGCGTAGCCCGGCTGATCGTCGGGTAACTCTTCCAAGGCATCCAGGGCCGCGCCCAGGGCTTCGGCGTCTGCGCGGTCAACTTTGACGTGGCCGCCGTCGTCTTCCGAGTCATCAGCGACATTGAAGGCAGCGCGCGCCACGGCGATCAAGCCAGTAATTGCGTTGCGCTCAACGGGGGATAGGGCTACAGGGGCGCTTGCCAGGGCGGCGCGGCGTGCGCGCTCATCCCATGCCGCTCGGGCCAGAGTAAGCTCGTCAGTGCTGTATCCGATGTGGGATTTGACATTGGACGTTAGGATCCAATCCTCAAAATCCGCCCGCTCGTCGCCCGCCTGCACGCCCTCCGCGCGCAGCTTGGATAGCAGGGCGGATTCGATGGCGCGGGCAGTTGACAGATCGTCTCCAGCTCCCATCTGTGCGGCCACCGCATCGGCGTATAGCGGGCGAAGCGCTGCGAAGATTTCGTCATCCGTCAGCACGGGCTGGGCGGCGTTGTTCTGGTCGGTCATGCTGGGATCCTTTGCAGTTTGGCGTCCTGGCGGGACCAAGAGGCCATTTCGGGCAGGTTGGCGCGGACCAGCGCAGCCGCCAGGGGCGGGCAGACGCTGTTGCCGCACATGCGAACCTGAGCGTGTTTGGGCAGGCGCCGGCCGTTGATGGTCGGCGCGATGATGTAGTCCGCCGGGAAGCCCTGGGCGGCATACAGTTCGTGCGGCTCCAGCATGCGCATGCCGATATCCGCGATTTGATATTCCTGGCCGGCGACGGTGACAAGGCCCATGCGGTCCTTCGTCGGAATCGTGTGCATCGGGTCGGCGGCGCTCTGATTCTGGCCGCCTTGGCCGTAATACTTGACCAAGAATGCGCGCACTTCGCCGACGTGGGTGCCGCCAGCCGTGACGGTGGCCACGGGCTCATCGGCGGCGCTGCCGGTGCATTGACCGCGCAGCTTCACCAAGTTGGAAGTGACCAGGCAACTGTCGGCCTTGGAGGTCAGCGTTTGGGCAGGTTCGGCCACGTCGCGCGGGCGGCTTTGCCCAGCCCTCCCGCCGCATCCGACCAGTTGCGCGGAAATCAGTCCTTGTTGACCGCCAGTCGTAAGGGTGGGGACAGGCGCATCCGCTGAGGCACCGCTATGACCGGTCGTATTCGTTATCAGGTGAGCCGTGACAAGGGCGTGATGATCTGCGGTCGTGATGGTGTGGCTCGGGCCATCCAGGGGGGCGCCTGCCCCTTCGTAGCCGCCGCCGTAGTGCTTCGCCATGAAGGCGGACACCAGGGCATGCTTTCCGCCCTGCGCCGTCACGGTGCCAAGGGGGCGCGCCAGATCGAGAGCGCGGGGCGCTTGGCCTTCGCGTTCACCGTAGCCCACTTGAATCAGCGTCGGGGCGACCACCGCGAAATGCCCGCCCTTTACCTCGGCGCATTGCGTCCGCAGCGGCTCATCGGCGGGGAAATTGCGCTGCGTGGATCCGTTGGCATGTTCCGTCAGGTAGGGCACGACGACGCCCATGGCGTTACCCGTTCCGGGCCGCGCCTGCTCGCCACCGGCCGTGATGGTATGCAAGGGTTCATCGAGCGGGGAACCGACGGCGCCGGCTCGGAACTTCGTGACGTGCGGCACGGCTAACGCCATGCCATGGCTGGCCGTCACCGTTTTCAAAGGTTCATGAATGCCACTACCCCGGAAGCATTCGTACACCGTCCGATTGCTGGTGTGATTGCATTTCACGATGAAGGGATCGGCCGCATCAAGGACATAGCGGCGAATCCCCCGCGCGATACGCTTCATGGTGGCCTCGGCCAGCGGCCGGGTGCGCTCGAAGATCGAGGGGCAGGGGATAGACCAGTCGATGCACTCGGCGGCGGTGCGCCAGGGCTTGAGCAGGCCGGACAGCACTTCCGGCGAAGTCGGGGCGCTATGCGTGGGCGAGGGCCAGACAATCGGCTGTCCGTCGCAGCGTGCGATGAGAAAGAGCCGCTTGCGGATCGTCGGAGCGCCGAAGTCGCAGGCGCGCAATTCCCTGTGTTCGACGCGGTAGCCCTTTTCTTGCAACTGGTGAATGAAGGATTTGAACGTCTTGCCTTTGCGCTTGGGGCAAGGCTGGCCGTTTTCCAGCAGTGGCCCCCAGGTGCGGAACTCTTCGACGTTTTCGAGCATGATCACGCGGGGACGCGCCAGGGCAACCCAGCGCAGCACAATCCAGGCCAGACCGCGGATGCGCTTCTCGCGGGGCTTGCCGCCCTTGGCTTTGCTGAAATGCTTGCAATCGGGGCTGAACCAGCCAAGACCTACGGGCCGGCCTTGCGTCACCTCCAGCGGGTCCACGTCCCACACAGATTCGCAGTAGTGGCGCGTCTGCGGGTGGTTCATGCTGTGCATCTGGATGGCTTCGGCATCGTGGTTAATGGCCACGTCAACACAGCGGCCGAGGGCCATTTCGATGCCAGTGGAAGCGCCGCCGCCACCAGCGAAATTGTCGACAATGATTTCTTGATTGATGTCCAGAACATACTGGTCACGGAGCATGATGACTCTTCCTCTTGGCAGAAGTACGATCGGCCCATCCAAATAAGGAGTGGCGATGAAGGGATTGGTGGAAGTTGTGCGAGCAAACCGTTGCTGGGAAAACGTTTTTGCGCTTTTGCTCGTATCTCTGTCAGCGGTAGCGTCCTTCTTTGTCGCATTGACTGCTTTGAAGTGGAGCGGCTTGCTAAGCGCAGATGTGGCGAGCTGGGTGCAGGCGATTGGCTCTGTGTTGGCGCTGATTGGTGCGGTTTGGATTTCTGACCGCTCTTACCGTCGCTCCCAGGAGGACAGGCGGCGTGACCTTTTGAGCAAGGAGATGAGAGCGATAAACCGCGTCGAGGCAGGGATGGATGCTCTGCTCGTTAGAATTGAGGCAATGAAAGGAGCGCTGGAGCGGCGTCACGAAGTTGCTACTAGAGACGCAATCGAGGCGGTGGACTCCTGCCATGCGATGCTGAAGATTGCGCTAGATGGCTTGGATGAGGCTGGTGCCGTATGGGCGCGAGGGCACTTGGTGCTGCCAGAGATACCAAGAAGCGCCGAGAAAGCTCGCAAGCTCCAACATGCAATGAACCATGCGTTTTCCCACCCCAACTATGAGTTGGTAATGGCCCAGGCTGATTTCCGCTTGCACCTCGCAAAGTTCTACGCGTCTGCGAACGCGGTTAAAGGTGCGTGTAAAGCGTTTATCGATAATCCGAGCTTTGCATCAGCGGATTAGATCTCTCATGAAGGTTTCGTTGATCGGGGCGAACGCCGATGGTGTGTTGCAGCAGCGAAATCTGGTCGCTGGTCGGCGTCATCGCTCGGCTCCATTTCCCTGCTCGGCTTTACGCCGCACCCAGACGCAAACCGGCCCCCAGTCTTCGGTGTCGTGGATGGACAGAATGAACCAACCCCAGCCTTTAGGCTTGGGCGGCTTCCAGGCGCTTATGTCGATGCCGGGATCTTTATCACCCCAGTAACTGACACATGCCGGGTGGTCGTCAGCTTCGCTTTCGAGGTATGCAATACAGGTTTCAAGTCGCTGGGACTTGAACCAGGCGCTAGCATCAGCGCTTTGCCCTTCGTCGAATGAAGGGAACTCCGGATGTGTCCAATACCCATCCGCATCGCGCATGACGGGGGCGGGTTGGATGCCAATGGAAGCGCGGTAGTCCTTCCAGGAAATCCGCCCGAGTGCCGCGGAGCAAATGGCCGCGGCGCCAAACAGCGCCGACAGCATGTACTTTTCGTCGGCAAGGCACAGTACGACCAGAATGCAATGGACCATAAAGCCTACGATGTGCAGGCCCGAGTAGCGGAGGAAGTGATTCACCGCGCGTTTCCTTTGCCCTGCGGGGCTGCAATGGCGGCCGTGCGCCGCTTGTTCCAGATCTTCACTGGCCGTGTAGACCCAATAACTGCCGAGCCTCAGATAGCAGCCCGGTAGTTCGAAGCGCTGCCCCACGTCTGCGGGCGACACATGAGGCGGTTGCGCCGCCTGGCTCGATGACACTGGCGCAGAGGTCTCTGGGGTGCCGATGGCAGCGCTAAGGAGGTTGCTCAGGGCGGCGTCTTGGCTGGCGGGGGATTCGGGGGCGTCCATGCTTAGTCCTTCGCACGTTGGCCGCAGGCGTCCGGGCAGCTGCAGGTGGACACGCCAGCCGTCGGATTGGCGGCGATGTAGTCCATCATTGCGTCCAGTTGGTCCGCCGTGGGATAGGCCAGTTGGGGAAGGTCCAGATGCTCCATGGCGGCGGCCATCCTGATCGCACCAGAGCCAGTCGCGTCCGTCAGGACTTCGCGCAGGGTGATGTACCGTGCAGCATTGGCGTGGTCCACCTGGGCACGAATTGCCGCGTTGTGACGCTCGATGCGCCGGCCTTCGTCCAGGCCATCGGCGAAACCCTCCTGACGGTCTGCGGTGTTCCCCGTGCGCGCTACCGTTTCGTCGGCGGCATTCAGGGCGTCCCTGTAGCGCTGGCGGTCTTCGGGGGTCATGCGGCGAACCATGTCGGCCAAGAGCCGGTCGCAAAGGGCCGACAGCTTGTCATCGGGTTGGTCGATCTCTGCGGGGATAGTCATGCTGTCGGTTCCTGTTGTGGTTCAACGCCAAGCACCCAGCGCAGGGCAGCGGCGTAATCGCCATGGGCCTGTTCAAGTGCCTTTTGGATTTGGGTGCGGGACTTCAGCTTGGGGGCGCCGCCCATGATTTCCGCCTGCCGCCGGGACCGCTGATGCGGCTTGGCGTCTTTGCCGGCGTCCACCAGCTGGGCCACCTTTTCGCGCTGCTCCGCGGGGGTCAGTTTCGCCAGCGCCTTGGCATGCGTTAGGGTGACTTGCCCCGCCTCGACGGCGTCCTGGACGACCTTGGGGCAGTCCAGGAGGGCCAGCGTGTCGCGCACGGTGATAACCGAGCAGTTGTAGATCACGGCAATCTGATCTTCGCCACGCCCCAGGGCCACATGCCTGCGCATCTTCTCCGCGCGACCGAGCGGGGTATCAGCGGTACGTGCTTCGTTCTCGCTCACGATCGCGTCCAGGGCATCCTGTCGCTTTCCTGCGTACACCACGCCGGGGATTAGGCGCTCGGCCACCCCTCGTTCGCGGCGCCATTTGTTCGCGAGAAGGGCGGCTTTGACGCGTTGTCGTCCGAAGACGACTTCGGTTTCCCCGGTCTCAGGGTTCTTGGATACCCCGATAGGCTCCAGCACGCCCTGATAGTCGATGTTGCGGGCCATCGCTTCGTCGACGGGCAGATGCACGCGGGGGTCATAGAGCGGGCTGCCTTCGTCGGTCACAAGGACCAACTTGGCCGGATCGAAGTTCAGCGGGTTGCTTTGGCCGTCCGCGCCATAAACGTCTTTGGATTTCTTTGCCATGTCGGATCCAGGTGATCAGATGCGCTTTTCGCCGCCCAGGGCGTCGACCGTTTCGGCCAGGAGCTTCGCCAGTTCGCCGGTCATGAGGGTCATGTCCGAATCGAATTTCTCGGTATCGTTGGCGGCGGTGGTGTCGCTGCCTTCCTTCAGCACGTCCAAGGGCGACACGCGCTTGATATCGAGGCCTTCGGTCAGGACAAACGAGATCCGGTCAGCCCAGGTCAGGGCAAGGCGGGTACATTGCTTGCCGGACTGGATGTGCCGGCGGGCGTCTTCCGCGTCGATGGAGTGCTTCACGTAGCGGATAGCTGCACCGCTTTCGCCGGACGACCTGAGTTCAGTGTCCTGGTCGATGGTGAAGTTGCCAGGGGCTTCGTCTTCTGCCAGCCAACCCGTCATTGCCGCGGCAGGGGACTGCGCGACGTAGAGGTTTTCGAGGGGGAAGGGTTCAATGCACTTGGCGAGGATCCCGATCACTTCGTCCGCCCTGGCAGAGGCGGCGGCGTCGATCACAAGCCACCGGTTCAGCGGGTCGATCCAAACGCGGGTGTCGCGGTAGATGCTGAAAGCCCGGGGCAGTAGTTCGTCGGTGACTTTCTCCTTGATTTCCTTCATCTGCTTGCGGCCCGGCTTGTAGCCTTGCTGCTCTTCGATCTCCTGGGCGCGGAACTTCGCCACCTGGTTAATGACCGACGGGGGCAGCAACTTCTTTTTGGCGCGCAAGGACAGCAGGATTTGGCCGTTGACGACGTGAGCCAGACCTTCATTCTCACGGGGTGGAACCCAGCCGATTGACTGCATTTCCAGATTGTTGCCGGGCTGGTAGGCCTGGCGCGCCAGAGCGGCTTCCAGGTCGTCACCGAACAACGTCCAGGCGGCGGACAGGCGGTAGGGCTTGAGGTTCTTGAACCACATGGGGAGGTGCCTTGTTTTAGCGGGTATGGGGAACCCATGCGATGACGGGTTTTTTGGTGGATTGGCTGATGACGGGCGCGCCCTGAGCGTCCTTCTTTTCGCCGCGGGCCATGACTTGCAGGCGAGAGGTGCGATGCAGGCGTTGCGCAAGGGCGATGTAGTCCTTGGCGAATTGCGGGGCGTCGAAGGCGCCGGATACCTGCACCGGCTTGGCCTTCGCCAAGAGGTATTCGGTCTTGACGGCGATCCAATCCGCTTCATCTGCCTCTGTGAGGCAGGCTCGGACTTCTTTCGTCAGAGAGGTGAGGTGCTTTTCCCAGGCCTTCATTGCGGCCTTTCGCGCTACAGGCTCGGTCATTCCGAAAACGCAAAATGCGCTCATGGCTGTTTCCTCTTGGGTTGGGGGCGAGCCTTGGCGGGCCTGCCGGGCGGCCGGCCGGTGTGGCGCCGGCCTTCCCAGATGTTGCGAATGGTCTGCGGGGTGACTTGGTAGCAATGCGCCAACTCGGTGCTGTTGAGCGTTCCTTTGACAGACCGGATGAACGCGACTTCAAAGCGGGTAAGCGGCTGGGGCTTCGAATCAACCCAGCGGAATCGGCTGCGCGGGATGGGCAGCTTGGGCACCCAGCCGGCGCGATCCCGCAGAATGAAATCGATGCCGTTCATAGGGCAAAGCTCAGTAGCCACGCCATCACCTGGCGGCCGAACAGGAAAAACGACGCGAAAGCGATGCCGGCGGACCAAGCCCAGAGGGGCGGAATGTCGGCTTCCTTGCTCCAGTTGCCTTTACCTGCGTGGTCCCGGGGCGCGATAAGGTCGCCGAGCTTGCGGGCCAGGTGTGCGATGGACGGCAGCTTGCGGCGGCGCGCTGCAAGCGCGGTTGCGGTGAGTGCGTTCATGTAGCTTTCCAGGGATCGGCCGCGACATAGCGGCGGTTGAAGTGTTCGCCGATGGGGACCAAGACCACTGCCGCCAGGGCAAGCAGGGCCAGGCCCCACCAGAGGGCGGGGATGGTTGATGGCATGGGATCTGCGCAGACTTGCGCGGTGATGGGCTTCGGAGAGCGGGCCAGTAGCCCGGTTCTTTCCCTGAGAGTCACTTTCTGCGCCGGTGACGATGCGGCGCTGACCCGCTCTCCGAAGCCGCCCCTGTACGGGGCTGGCCTGCTGCTACTTGCCGATCGTGTTGCCGAAGTTCAGGACGTCGATAAGTTCTTCAATGAAGCGGATGATCACGGCGACCATAGCGAGAGTTCCAGGGTTGGGTTGATGGGGATCAGGCAGCGCTTGCCGATACCCCGCGCGCGGGGACATAGGCGGGGCCGTCAGGATTGCTTGGTGGTGAGGTTTTCGCGCGCCTTCACCTATCCGACCCGCTGGTTGAAACCTGCTTTCACACGCATATTGGCTTGGCAGCCTTTCATTGCGTCGGCGCGCTCAATCGTGCCGTCCTTGATCACCGTTTTGATTGGCACGGGGGGATGTGTCATATGACACCTGAAATAGGTTGGGCTACGATGCGCGGCTATCGGAGCGAAAAAATATGAGGATGAGATACCAAGTCGGTCTATTACTAGCGTTCGGCTGCCTATTCGCTGCCTTTGCATGTAATCCACCAAAGCTCAGCGGAGACTGGGCATCATGGGTTCAGGCGTGGGGTTCAATTGCTGCAATTTGTGCGGCGATTTGGGTTGCTTTTGACCAGCATGCCAAGATTGACGTGCGAGTACGCCAGCAGGAGGCCCAAGAGTTGCGCAACTTTCTGTCAGGGGTGCGTGAGGAACTACTTGTGCACTGGGAGATTTATCAAGATCAAGTTGGCAGGGACTTGGAGGCTCATCCTGAAGGAGAGCCCTTCTTGAATTGGTGGCCGTTGCCCCCGGATCCATTCAAATTTTTCAAGGCGAGTATTGAGAAAATTGGAAAAATTCAAAATGATGAGCTTCGAGGTCACCTTATTCGAGTGAATGTGGTGGTCGAGGGGCTGTTGGCGACTTATCAAACACACAACATCCTGCTAAATAAACTCGAGGAAAACTGCGAGAGGTTTCTTGAGTCACAAAATGAGCGCCATCGCGAAGTGGCTAACGGTGTGGAACGGCAGTTGACTGACTATTCGAAATCATTAATAGAGCATCACCACTACGCTAAGGAACGTATTGGCAGTGCGATTGCGTTAATTGACAGCGAACTAGAGGCACCAAGCCAGCAGGACTGAGCGCTGGCTTGCATCGCTTACCGAAACCCGCTTTGAAGCGGATCGGTGCCGGGATTCCAACCGGCATGACCATTACTGTTCTTGGCCGTCTGCGCCTCACCCCGTTGACCGTGAACCGCGCTTTGGCGGACTGGATACGGCAGGGATGCCGCGCAGAGCCGCGGCCTTGCCCGTGGGTGCGATTGAGCCGGACGAACACCCGCGTAGGTGGGTGAGCAACATCGGCGACAGGTTGTTAAGGAGCGGTACTCGCCTTCCCCAATCCGACTTTGTGGCGGTGACGTCTCCCGCTTGAGGCGATGGCCTGACTGCTGCCTGCGGGTCCGTGGGGGTCTTGCGTCGCTGTCGTAGCAGCGGGTTAGAAAAATAGTAGCAAACGCTACTCTTTTTGGCAATAGCAAAAGCTACGCATGAGGTATGTACCATCAGGGAATTGTTTTGTTACTTCGAGGCAGCGAATGGATCACTACGAAAGCTCGACGGATGCTCTAGTCCGGCGCCAAGCGGAAGCTCGCCTGCGCGAACAGGCCGGCACGAAGGGAATCGGCACGCCCGGCTATGCGCCTCCGGAGGGCTTTTCCTTTAGCGAGGCCACTGGCCGGGGGACGGCTGTCCGTCTTGCAACGTTGCTCGCTATCCCCCTTGTCGCGTTCCTTGGCCTAGCGGCAATGGGGGGCGAAACGGGAGCCGGTCTGGTATTGGTGCTGTGGGTGGGCTGCGGCGCTGCGTTTTACCTGTTGCCGATCTTTGAGGCGCACCTGCGTAAGCAGCCCAACTTCGTCTCTATAGCTTTGGTCGACGTGTTCTTGGGCTGGACGCTCGTGGGTTGGGTCGTAGCGATGGCATGGGGCTGCGCGGCACGCCAGCAGCCAACTGCCAGCGAATCGATGCCGAAAGAGGCACCAGCGTCGGCCAAGGTCCAAGAAACGTCCGGGAGACCGATTTCGGTTGCGGACGAGTTGGGAAAGCTCGCGGCCTTGAAGGCGCAGGGCATTCTGTCTGATGAGGAGTTCGCCGTGCAGAAGGCGAAGGTGCTTGCACGGTGAGCGGCGAAGAATAGGCGATAAAAAGCCACCCTGATGGGGTGGCTCGATGCGGCTATTTATGCGGGATAGGTGTGCTGAATCCTTAAGTTCGGATCCACTGTCCCGATTCATCATCGCCCAGCCTGGCTCCCGCCCACACCACCTGCCCAAGAACACGCACAGGGGTGCCATTCTCAAGAGGAATATCGGGGTAGGCTGGATTGAACGAGCGGGCGACCCAGTGTTTTGTCAGCCTGTCACGCGCTACAGTCTTTACGATCATCTTGCCGTCATAGTTGATGGCGTAGACGCCGCCGGAGGCGAGGTCGCGAAGCGTCAGGTCCTCGTTCGGGACGACCAGTAGGGCCGCGCCATCCTTGATAACGGGTTCCATGCTGTCGCCCTTTGCGTAGACCACACGCGCCTTGCCAGCGTCGGCGCCCACGGAACGCAGGAACGAGCGGCGAAATTGCACGACCCCAGTCTGCTCTTCGATGTGGTTCTCGATACCATCACCCGCAGCCAGACGCACGTCCGCCATTTCCGGCACCTTCTCGAATTTATCGTTCGCTGCGTGCGGTTCCCCTGGGCCGACGTTGGCTAGGACGCCAGCCTGCGTGCTGATACGGATACGGCTATCGCGTTCGGCCTGGTGTGTTGTCTTACCTCCATCCCAGGGGGCGGCGGGCATTCCGTCTATTCGCATCGGGAAAGGATCATCCGCATCGTTGATGTCCACCAACGAACCGCGAGCGCGGGGAGGGGACGGCGCAACAGGCTGCGGGCGGGCGACGGTGATCCCAAGCTTCAATTGAGCGATGGCCAACGCAATGGCCCCCTCCAGCGCGCTGAGCTGCGCGGCTGGCAGCGCGCGCACCTCATCTTCCGCGATTGTCGGAAACGGCCAGGCCGGGGCCTGTTTCTGCTGTGCGCGAGGGGAGGCGTCGGACGGATCAGCAAACCAATCCTTCATGCCGGGCATTGCCTCAATGGCCCAAATGGTCTTTTCCGTTACCGGACGGATGCCGGACAGCATTTGGCGCACGAATGCACCGTCCTTGTAGCCAAGCCGGCGTCCAAAGTCGGTTTTATTCCCGTCGGATACGTGGTTCACGGCCGCTGACAGGCGTCCAATCCGGAACTCGTTCAATTCAACCTCATTCATGCGCGAAAAGTAGCATGCGCTACGGGTGCATTTGCTACTTGATAAACGTAGCAAACGCTACTACTATGAGCAGATGGATCTGAACTCATATCTGTCTACCTCTGGCGCCCTCAATGTGGCTCAGCTGCGCGCCCGGATGGCCGAACTTGGTTATGTCGTGAAGAGCGATGCCCAAATTCGCCAATGGCGCACCAAATACAAAGGACGCCAGCCTTCACCCGCGAATTGTGTGGGACTGGAACTCGCCTCTGGCGGACAAATGCGGCGCCAGGACTTGCGCCCGGACGACTACTGGCTTGCATGGCCGGAACTTGCCGAAGAGAGAGCAAATGCATAACGCCGCTCAAACGCCCCCGCCGGGACAAGCCGTGCCGGCTAAGCCTGACGACAAAGTACAGATTGGTCCACTGGACGTCTGAAGTTTGATTTCCATGCAGCGCATCGTAAAGCCGCTGCTTTGCAATAGATACGTTCAGGAACCCACGAAATGAACATCACCACTGCGGCCGATCTGACGGTGCATGAATACAAGGGCGGCAGCGAGTCGCTGGGGCCGCTGGTCGGCATTTCGGCCGCGGTACTGCGCAACAAGGTCAACCCTAACAACACCACGCATCACCTGACGCTGGCCGAGGCCGACCGCCTGATGCGTATGACCGCCGATTTCCGGATCCTGTCCGCGTTGGCGCATTCGCACGGCTTTCTGCTGGTGAAGGCGCCGAATCACTGCCAGGCCGAAAGCGATATGTCGGTGCTTGAGCAGGTGGTCGGGTTCATGGTGGCAAGCGGGGTTTACGGCCAGGAGATCCACAAGGCGTTGGCTGATGGCGGCGTGGACCGCCAGGAATTGACCCGGATCCGTGAAGCCGGCGCGGGCGTCATGTCGGCCGTGGGCGAAATCAACACGCGCCTGGAAGGCATGGCCGAAGAATGATGCACCGTGGAACGTCTGGTGTACCCGTGCGGGCGCGTGTCCCGTCCACGGAGCGTAAGGGGGGCGCGCTGGCGCGCTTGGCTGGCCGTTTGTGCCAGAGCGCGCAGTTTCAGCGGTGGGTGATTTCCCGCGTCGGCGCCGCCCCCCAGGGCGTGAAAGCAAACCAACACGCGGCGCAGTTCGTGCGCGACGTTTGCGGCGTCACCAGCCGCGCGCAGCTTGACCATGTGGCCTCGGCCGCGACGCTTTTCCACGAAGCGGTGCGCAAGCCCTATCTGCGCTGGAGCGGCAAGTATGTCGGATAAGGGATCTGACGCTGCCGTCGTCCTGGGTATGCACCAGGGCTATCTGCTTTCGAACGCAGCCATGGAGCGGGGGCGCGAGTTCATCAAGTCACGCCGTGCCCGCATGGTCCGCGCTGAAGCCCTTGCGAGGCGTCTTCAGGTCGACATGCGCCCGGTCACGCCCTGGGCAGGCTGCACGCCCACCACCGCGGCCCTTGCTGCTGCGCGCTCCCTTTTGTGGGAAGCGTGCCAGCGCGGGGAATTGCGGGAAGTGCAGGGCGCTTGGGGGCGCACCTATTGGCAGGTCGTGCGATGAAGCGCAGCGCCCCCCTCAAACAGAAAACGCCGATGAAGCGCGGCGCGCCCCTGAAGGCGAAAGCCCCGATGATGCGCGCCACGCCCATGCCGCCGCCGCGTGCCTCAATGAAGGCCCGCGCCACCGGCAAGAAGCCGCCCAAGACCTTGTATCGCAACCCCGCGCTACTGAAGCTTGCCAACGGGCAGCTTTGCCTTATTCGCGTCCCTGGCGTCTGCTTGGGTGCCCGGAAGGATACGACCGTTGCGTGCCATTCGAACTGGGGGCGCGACGGGAAGGGCGGGAACATCAAGGCGCATGACTGGGCTATCGCGTTCGGCTGCTCTGCCTGCCACTTCTTCATCGACCAATCGAGGGCGCCGAAGGCCGTCAAGCAGGCCTATTTCTACACGGCCATGAAGCTGACGCGCTTGGCGATCATGGACATGGGCAAATGGCCCGATGAGGCCGAGCGCGGCTATCAGCGGCTTTATGGGGAGGCGGCATGAACGCCGTGGTGCTGCATATGCCCAAGAAATCGCCCCAGGTTGAAGACGGCCACTTGAAGATCGCTAACGAGCTTTTCGAGGCGATCATGGCTTTCCCGTTCGGCAAGAACGAGTTGCGCGTGCTGCTGGCCGTGCTGCGCAAGACCTACGGATATGGCAAGAAGGAAGACGACCTGTCTGCATCGCAGCTGGGGGCGCTGCTGGGCACGATGGCGCGCCCCCACATCACGACCGCCTTGAACGTGCTGGCGACGATGGGCGTGATCCACAAGCGGCCGGGCAAGTACGGGTCGATTGTGGGGATCAACAAAGACTATTCGAAGTGGAACGCTAGTACGAAATCTGTACAGGGGGGGTGTACGGAAACTGTACATCCAGCTAGTACTGATTCTGTACAGGTGTACGGAAACGGTACATCTAGTCAGGATGCCACTCTGTACGAAAAAGGCGTTGAAGGGTGTACGGATTCTGTACAGGTCGCTAGTACGGAATCTGTACACACAAAAGACAACCTTCCAAAAGACAACCAACAAAAGGAATCTGCTGACGCAGATTCTTGCGACGACCAGCTGCCGCTGCTCGACGCCGAACCCGGCAATGCTCCGCCTCCCGTCGTTCAGCTTCCGCTGCAGGACGGCTCCGAGTTTTCGCCTACCGATGCCCAGGTCGCGGAGTGGAGCGCGGCTTTCCCCTTGGTCGATGTGCCTGGTGCGTTGAAGCGCATGAGGGTCTGGTGCGCAGCCAAGCCTGCCAACCGCAAGACCCGCCGCGGCATAGCTGCATTCATCGTCAATTGGCTGTCCGGCGACCAGGACAAAGCAACCAATCCCCAAGCCAACCGGCCCGGCCGGAACGGCAAGCCCCAAGGAGGCCAAATACATGGAAATTTCAATGATCAGGACTACCGCGCCGGGGTTTCAGAAGATGGCCGGTTTTAGTTTCGAGACCCAGCCGCGCCACTGCGATGAGCATGGCGATTACGAGTCGATGAACACGCCCGCCGGCTGGTCGGACTGCCCACGTTGCAACGCGGTGCGCCAACAGGCCGAATTGCACCGCCTGGAGGTGCTGGGCTTCGAACAATCCCAGATGCGCCGCGCCAACATCCCGGAACGGTTCTACGACCGCCGTATTGGCACTTACCAGCCGGTGAGCGACCGGGCGCAGGTGGCGCAGCGGACCGTCCAGGCTTACGCGAACGACTTCGCTGCAGCACGCAAGGCGGGGCGGGGCTTGATCCTGTGCGGTGGGGTAGGGACGGGCAAGACGCATCTTGCCGTGGGCGTGGTGCATCAGGTTGTGGCCGCTGGCTATACCGCGCTCTACGCCGTGCTGCTGGACGCGTTCCGGTCGATCAAGGACACGTACCGCAAGGATTCGGCGGTGTCCGAGTCGTCGGTGCTGGCGCGCTTCGCCGCCCCGGATCTGCTGGTGCTGGATGAGATCGGCGTGCAGAACGGCTCCGACACGGAACGCATGCTGATGTTCAGCATCTTGAACGAGCGATACAACCAGCTGAAGCCAACCTTGCTGATCAGCAACCTGGCGCGTGAACCCCTGGAGCAGTACTTGGGCGAACGAGCGTTCGACCGCATGCGCGAAGGCGGCGGGCGCATGGTCACGTTCGACTGGGAAAGCTACCGGGGGGCGCGGGCATGAGCGGCGCAATGGCACGCAACAAGGGCGCGGCGTTTGAGCGCAAGGTGGCCAACATGCTGACAGAGGCAACCGGCAAGGTGTGGCGGCGGCGCGTGCGAAACGCGGCTGACGATAGCGACGTGGTTGCCGATGATCCGGCGTTCGCGCGCATCAGCATTGAATGCAAGCACGCCAACACGCTCTGTCTGCCCGCATGGTGGCGTCAGGCGCAGCAGCAGGCCGGGGAGCAGGGCGTACCGGTGCTGATCTACAGACAAACGGGGGCGCGGGGCGAATCGGTGATGATCGACGCCCACGACATGAATCCGAAGATTTTTCCTGTCCGGGGGCGGCACACCGTGACCCTGGGATGGGAAGCAGCAATGCAATGGTTGCGGGAAATGCTGCCCGCGAAAGTGACTTATTCCCCGGGGATTTACTGATGACTATTCTTACGCTCTCTCGAGTGCCGTCGGCCCCGGCCGTGAAAGAAAAGCCCGAGGCGCTTTTCCGAAGTGCCCATGCCGCACTAGCGTTTGCTCTGAACTACTCCATGCAGCAATACGACCGGCCTTTGATGAACCGGGTTGCCGCGGGGCCTGCCAAGGAAGAGGGTAAGGGGCTATCTGGCCTGGACGGTGCCGCACAGGCAGGCATGATCCGCGCCGAGCTTGCACGCCTTGCGCCGTTGCACCAGGCCGTACTGGTGGCAAACATCGCCCCCCAGCAAGTGCCCTGCGAGTGCCGGGCGGCGTGCTGCGGTGGCTGGAAGACCAATCCCGAATGGTCGGACGCTATCAGCGAATTGACGACGGTGGCGGCGGCTGCGGCTTTGGCCGGGTGCGTGTCCAACGGGCGGCTACGGTCGGCGCTGATTCAGCGCTTGCTGGGCGCGAAGGCCACGCTGGCGGATCTGGCCGCGCGCCACGACGTCGACGAGAAGACGGCGGGGGCGCACAGTGCAAAGCTCAAGCGTTGGCTTTTCGGGGGCGGGGGAGTTCCCGGCCTGCACCACCAGGCAAGCCGCGAATTTTCTGAGCGCCTTGTGGCGTCCAAGTTGATTGAGTCTTAGGCGGCGGATTATGTGTCGGTGGCAGGGGGGTCTTCATGTACTGGTTGCCCGTTGAAGTAAGCTCCGCTTGTTTCTGATGTATATCTCCAGTCCGCGATCTGGACCGTGAAACCCTGCTTAAGGATGTCCTTTGCAACTAAGAGCAAGTATTCGGGATCGGGCTCAAAGGAACCCAACCCGATCACTTGCATCCCAACGGCCGTTAGTAAGTAAACCTCCAACTGGAAAGTTTTGGACGCATCTTCGTGTGAAATGACCAGGGCTTTGTTGTGAGAGATCAGAACAGAGGAAAAATTCTCTGCATTGTTTGAGCGGTAGGTCGTGGTAATTCCTGCAGATTCAGCCCCGGATAAAATCCCGAGCTCTTGCATTTCTAAGAAAATTGTGAATGTAAGGCCCTTAGTTTCAAGGAATGCTTCTTGGCTTCGCACGATGCGCCCATTGATGGCGAAGTTAGCCATTCTGCTAATGAGCTCAGCCTCGGCTTTCGAGAGAGTCTTGAGAAATTCGAGAGTTCGAATTGAGTACTTTCCTGGAGCCTTCACTTCGCCTGCGAGAACGCTGCCCCACAACCGTTGTAGGTCCTCTGTGGATGTCCTGCCGGCGAGTTCGCGCCACGTAAACAGCCAGTCTTCGTCAATGCTCTGATCTGGAGGGGCTTGAGGGTCAGTGCTAAGTTGTTCCTCGGCATACAGGATGGCTTTCGAGGCATTTATTTCTGATTGAGCGGCGCCAAGCGCGGCCGCCTCTTGCCCATGGATCATTGCGGTGGATAACTGGAGCGTCGGTTCGAGGCGGCCATCACTGGCGCGAGCGTGAGGTGCTTCGGTGTTAAGCAGCAACGTCCCATCTGAACGGAGTTGTTTGCGGCCAGCTCGTATGTCGTCGACATCATTCTGCGCTTGCGCCAACATCAGCATTTCATCCCGGCGGATTGCTAGTCTGGCCCGCGCCTCGCGGCTCTCCTGCCAGGGCCCGAGCAGTTTTCCTATTCCTTTTTCGGCGAGAGTTTCCCAGAGCTTTATCAACAGCTTTTCACCAGGCGTGTCCATTCCATCTCCTGACCGTACAGCGCACCCCAAGATGGCAGCGGCTGAGTTGCGTGTTTTCCGTGCGTGTTCAACCACGCTCAAAGGAGTTTACAGAATGCTACTTTGAAGGGATGCGGGGGTGTCTCATTTGATCGCCATTTTCGTCGTTGAGGGCGCGGTCATCGGCGATTGGGTCAAAAATTTTCAAAGATGGTTGACAATTGGATTTTTTTCCCCCAATATAGGCATCTAACGGATACGGTGTATTAGTGCGTCCAAAGAAAACCCGCCATGCAAAAGCTGGCGGGTTTTTTCTTTGCTGTGGCCTTGGCTAATAAATAACGTCATACTTTGATGTTGATATTTACAAGGACGCATCCATGCCTTTGCCAGATGGATCTCTAACGCCCGAAGAGTTCGACTTAATTCGCCGCAAGCTCGCTCAGATGTACTCGCGTTCGCCGTCAAAGGAGCGCCCCCCGTGCCCCTCGTGCGGCAGCGTTGGCTTTTACATTCACCCAGCCCTATTAGCTAATCGCTCGGATTCACTGATTTCAGCGCATACGCGCACGCCTACCGTTGGTACATACTGCAAGACTTGCGGCCATTTGACGGAGTACGTTGCTTGGGTCCTGGGCATTGAGCCTCTGAAGGTTTCGACCGACGGAGGCGAAAGTGCAGGAGGACATTAAAGGTCCCGCTCCACTTTTGGGGGGGCCGCTGGTCGCCACGGTCGGAATGCGGACGGTTCGAGCGTTTGCGGTCGACGAAGACTCGCTGGATACACTTGGGCAGTGGCAAACCTTAACCACGCTTTTTTCAGTACTCGGTTCTGCCGCTGCGGGAGCGGCGTTTAGTGCGGGGCTGACGTGGGGGACTGGATCAGGTTTTGACCTGGAGACGAGGGCTATGCTCAAGGTCGGCACAATCCTATTATCCGTGTTCACCTTGTGTTTCGTTTGCCTGGGGATGTATTCGCACTGCAAGTCAGAGAGCCGGATAGCAAAAATAAAAAGGGAAACCGTGCATCCTGATTGATCTGTCATTCAACTGGTGAGCGAAATTTGTTTGGCGCTGGTGAGGCCAGCTGAATGCCCCGACACGGGTAGTCCGGTCGGGGCTTTTTTTTTATCTTCGCCTTGGGCTATTGCCAATGAAACGACGCTCATTCCTGCGCGCAATTGGCGGTGCTGCGCTTACGGGTTTAGGTGCGCAACCCCTGGGCGCGCAGCGCCTTTCGGGGCCGCTCTCCGCGCCTTCGGAATTGCAGATCGAACCCGTCGATTTTAAGGCTGACCGGCTCACGATTGGGCCAAACCCGAACTCCGGTCAGCGGATCGTCGTTGACAGGCAAGGAGTGCGGGTGTATGACGCTCAGGGCGTGCTGAGGGTGAGCGTCGGCTGAATCTAAGCGCCAGGCGCGTCAGGCGAAAGTTGTCCTTCTGCTGAGTTGACCGCGATTGCCCCGACTGCCCAAGCAACACCTTGAATAGCGTTGGACTGCTGCCAGAACATCCGCTGGATTGCTGTACCAGTCTCTTCGTTCGTGGCTTCTACGTGGCATGTTGCTTGGCTGCCATCGGCAAGCGTCAGGACTGCTCTGAAATGCGCGCTCATTGATCCCGCTCCGTGTAATCAGGGTTTGGCCCAGATAATGCCGAGGCCGGCCACGTTGCACAGGATAGCCCAGGCAGCGAATGGGATCGGCGAATCCCCACCAGTCCAGCGTCGAATCGTTCGCCCGTCTGAGATCCCCAGAAGCTTTGCGGCCTCACCGCCGGTCAGGCCGGCCATAGACAGAACGGCCCGCACTTCGCCGGCTTCGGGTTGCTCCCAGCCGTCGGCAAAGGGGCGGAGGCATTCCGGGCGGACAGCCGGGGCGCCATAAGGTACGCGAGTTTCCATAGGTAAACAGGCCCGGTTTCCCGGGCCTCTCCTTGTTAGTTCATCCATCCAGCTTCGGCAAACGAGGTCATCCGGCCTGACCCCACCACGAAGTGATCCAGCAGCCGCACGTCAAACAGATCTAGGGCGGTGCGCAGGGTCTTGGTAATGCGCTTGTCCGCTTCGGACGGGGTGGCGTTGCCCGACGGGTGGTTGTGTGCGATCACTAGGGCGGCGGCGTTCAACATCAGGGCACGGCGTGCGACTTCGCGGGGGAATACCGGGGCTTGATCAATCGTGCCGTAGAACAGGGGTTCGGCGGACAGCAGGCGCAAGTTGGAATCCATGAAGAGGACGAAGAAGACTTCGCGTTCTTCCGCTTCCAGCGACAGACGGAGCAGTTGCTTGATTGCTTCCGGGCTGTTGGCCGCGACGCCGGGTTGCTTCAGGTGCTTGTCCAGGATTGCAATTGCGGCTTGGACGGTGGCTTGTTCTTGCTGGTTCATCGGAGTTCTCCGGTAAGTGACCTTGCGCGATGTGCGCCGGCCTTGAAGTGAATAATAGGGCATTATGTCCTAATCGTCAAGTCTTTTTATCGAAGCGCAGAGCGGGCGCGCATCGGCCACTTCGACCGCTCAGGTCATCGGCCATCCCCTGCGCGCTACTGCCCGGACAAGCTTGCGAGTGTCCGTAACAACCCAGGCAACGCACCACGCGCAACAAGCCACGGCCCACGGGTGGCGAACGTGCCGGGGTTGCGTGCACGACATGAAGTCGGCATCGAGATCACCCACCTCCCGCAGGGAAAACGCCGGGGGCCCCTAGGGAAATCCTTCCGGTAAGGGTAATTCGAACCCCGGACGCTCGCTAGTTATGAGGTGCGCAAGGGGGGTAATAATAATTTCGGGCCAATCCCAAACAAAAACAATGGCTTAGCTTCTGTCAGGCCTTTGTCGACCGCCTTCCGGCCCTCGGGAGGGGGGTTATATCTGAGGTGTCGCCATGTTGAAGTTCACGTCAACGCTCCGCGCTGGCGCGGACTACTACGCTGCGGCGAAGCGGCAACTGCCTTTTGCGACTGCGGTGGCGCTCAACAAAACGGCTCAGGCGGTGCGCGAGGCATTGGTGCAGCAAACCCGCCAGGTGTTCGACCGGCCCACGCCGTACACGCTCAACGCGTTGCGAGTCAGCCGCGCCACGAAAGAGAACCTGACAGCCCGGATCGATTACCGCGACGCCACAGCGAAAGGCATCGGGGCCGACCGGTATCTGTCGCCGCAGGTGTTGGGCGGCGGACGCCGTCACAAGCGCTCAGAGCGGGCATTGCAGCGCTCGGGACTTCCTGCCGGCAGCTTTCTCACGCCAGCGGCCGGGGCTGAACTCGACGCCTACGGGAACGTATCGCGCGGTCAGATCGTCCGCCTGTTGTCGTACTTCGAGGCCTTTGGGGAGCAGGGTTATCGCGCGAACGCGAGTGCCAAATCCCGCGCACGTATTGCGCAGGTGTCCACCTCGAAAGAGGGCTATCGCAAGATCAACGGTGTGCAGTACTTCATTTCGCGCGGCAAGGGGGCCATGAGCGGCAATCGCCGTCAGCACCTGCCGGCAGGCGTTTGGCGCAAGACCGGTACGCACGGGGCGGACGTAAAGCCGGTGCTGTTGGCTATCGACCAGCCGACGTACACACCGCGCTTGCCGTTCTATGAAACGGCCACCGAGGTCTATGGCGAGCGATTCGACGCCGAGTTTTCAACGGCATGGGATGCCGCCTTGGCGACTGCAAGATGATTGACCCGGACAAGAAGACGACGCAGGCGCGCTTCGCGCAACTGGTGGGTGTCACGCAGCCCGTAATCAGTGGGCTGCTAATGCGCGGGGTGATGGCCGCGGGCGACACGCTCGGAAATTGGTTGCTGGCCTATTGCGGGAATCTGCGGGACGCAGCGTCCGGGCGCAACTTCGACCCTGACGCGCCCGGTCTCGATCCAGCATCGGAAAAGGCGCGGCTGAATGCGGCTCAGGCGGACAAGGTGGAAATGGAAAACGCTGTCACGCGTGGCGAACTTGCCCCGGTCAGCGTGCTGGAGGATGTGTTGGTGCGCGCCGGCACGAAGGTCGCGGCCACCCTCGATGCAATTCCGGCCATCCTGAAGCGCCGGCTGCCCAATCTGACGGATGCGGATCTGACGATCCTGCGACGAGAAATAGCCAAGGCGCGCAATGCCGTTGCGGCTCTGTCCTTGGAGGATATCGAAGCGGACGAAGACCATGAGGACTAGGCATGCTCGTAGAAGACAATCGCGCGGCGGTAGCTCGCGCGCTTCGACGCGGGCTTGCCTCCTTTGGCGCGCCGGAGCCGATGACGCTGCGGGAATGGGCAGAGCGCAACTTTTATCTTTCGGCTGAATCGTCGTATGTAGAGCAGCGGTGGGAGGCCTGGCCATTCCAGCGCGCGATTCTGGCCTGCATCGGAAGCGATGACGTCCACGAGGTAGACGTCATCAAGTCCGCCCGGGTCGGATATACCAAAATCGTTTTGGCTGCCCTCGGCTACTTTGCGGAACACCGCCGCCGCAATCAGGCTCTGTGGCAGCCCACGGACAGCGCACGGGACGAGTTCGTCAAAACGGAATTGGAACCGATGTTGCGGGACGTGAAAGCCATGCATCCGATCTTTCCGGCCCGGCTGGCACGCCACAAAGACAACACGCTGCTGGTGAAAAAGTTCCGGGGTAGCGTCCTGCACCTGCGCGGGGGGCGCTCAGGCGACAACTACCGCCGTTTGTCGATCAGCGTTGCAGTGCTGGACGAATTCAGCTCGTTCGATTCGAACATCGATGGTGAAGGCGACCCCGGCCAGTTGGCAAGCAAGCGCCTGGAGGGGGCAACCTTTCCAAAGTTGGTGATTGGGTCCACGCCAAAGCTCAAAGAGACCTGCCTGATGGACAAGCGTGCGGCCGGCGCGGATGCGCGATACGACTATCACATCGCCTGCCCCCACTGCGGAGAGCATCACGCATTGACCTGGGGCGGCAAGGACGAACCGCACGGATTCAAATGGCTGATCGGCGACCCTGAGACGGTCCGGCACTTGTGCCCGCATTGCGGCGTCCTGATAGCCCAGGGCGAATACCTGGCCGCCGCGGAGGATGGTTTCTGGTTCGGCACGGACGGAACGACGATTGATCGGGATGGTGTTTTCCGAAACGCAGCCGGCGAGATCATTCCGGCTCACAAGCGGGTCGCCTTTCAAGTCTGGACCGCGTACAGCCCGATGGTTAGCTGGTCCAAGCTGGTCCGGGAATTTCTGGATGCCTATGCAAAGGCACAGCAGGGGGACGACGAGCCGCTCAAGACGTTCTGGAACACGACGCTGGGCCAGGCCTGGGAAGGTGAAATCGAGAAAATCGAGGCCGACGAACTCAAGCGGCGCGCAGAAATCGAGGCGTACCGGCTGCCAGGCCAAGGCGAGAACATGGTGCCAATGGGCTGCACCCTGTTGCTGGCTGGTTGCGACACCCAGGGCAACCGGGTCGAGGTGGGCGTCTGGGGGTTTGGTCGCGGCCAGGAAATGTGGACGATCGATCATCAGATTTTTCACGGCAACCCAGCCGAAGATGAAGTCTGGGCGAACGTCGCGGAATACCTATTCGAGCGCCGCTTCCAGCATGAGGGCGGCCAGCAGATGAGCATTTATGCATCGGCTATCGACTCCGGCGGCCACCATTCGAATGCTGTCTATGACTTCGCGCGACGAAACAAGGCGCGCCGGGTGTTCGCGGTACGTGGACGCCCCTTCGGCGAGAAGGCGATCAAGGATGGCGCCGGCCAGGTCGATATCGACTGGCGGGGTAAGCGCTTGAAGAAGGGCGTCATCCTCTGGCACGTCGGCACAAACCTAGCCAAAGACTTGCTGCATAGCCGCCTGGCAATCGAGTCGCCGGGGGCGGGCTATGTCCACTTGTCGGCGGATCTTTCGGACGAGTGGTTTAGGCAGTTTTCTGGCGAGGTGCGGGTGGCGCGCAAGACCGCAACCGGCGTTCGCACGCTTTGGACGGCAATTCGCAAGCGGGTGGAAACGTGGGACTGCGCGGTCTACGCCCTGTGGGTGGCGGAGCATCTGGGCCTGTCGCGAAAGACTGACGTTTGGTGGGATGGGATGGCGGCAAAGCTGGATGCGCTCCCCCCGGCCGCAGACGATGAAGTGATGCAGCTACCGGTCCCAGCATTGGCAAAGCCTGCGCGGGCGGTGCCCGCTGCACCCGGCACGGCCCCCCGGGCGCCTGCGCGTCCAGCGCGCCGCCGAGTTGCGCCATCAAGCTATTTGAAGGGGCGGCGGTAAGAGGCCCGAACCAGCAAACCACAACATTGAATTAGGACGGGTCCATGGCATATACCCAGGCCGATCTAGAGAAATTGGACCGCGCTATTGCCGGCAGCCAGTTGGAAGTCCAGTACGACGGCAAGCGCGTTCGCTTCCGCAGCATGGACGAACTCATGCAGGCGCGTTTGCACGTGTCCCGGGAGCTCAACAAGGGCAAGCGGCAGTCACGCCAGTTTCGGGTGCGTAGCGCGGGGAAGGGATTGCGATGAAATACACCAGAAATCGGCATTCTGGCTTGTTGCTGCCGCAGCGCTTGAGCGCGCAGATGAGTTCCAGCTACGAAAGCGGCAGTGCCACCGGAAGCCGGGCGCGCAACTGGAATCCTTCCAGCGCCGGCCCAAATGCATCGGTGGCCCAGGGCCTGGGTTTACAGCGTCGGCGCGCTCGGGATGCCGTGCGAAACGATCCCTGGGCTACCACTGCCGTGACACGTTGGACGAGCAACGTTATAGGCACGGGAATTCAGCCATACCCGCAGCACCCGGATAAGGAGGTTCGGCGGGTACTTAAGGAATTGTGGGCGGACTGGTGCCCTGAGGCTGACGCGGACGGACGGCTCGACTTCTACGGTATGCAGGCTCTGGCGGCCCGCTCAATCTTCACTGACGGCGAGTCATTGTGTCGCTTTCGGCACCGCCGACCGCAGGATGGCCTCACGGTGCCTCTACAGCTTCAATTGCTGGAGGGCGACCAGCTACCCGTCGAGCGCACCTATTCGCTTCCAAACGGGGGCGAGGTCGTCAATGGTGTCGAGTTCGACGCGATTGGGCGGCGGGTGTCATATCACCTTTGGCGGCGCCATCCGGGAGAGTTTGGCCGCCCTGCAACCGGACAAGATCTTGTGCCTGTACCGGCAGACCAGGTCGTGCATGCGTTCCCAGTTCTGCGCCCTGGGCAGGTGCGGGGCGTGACGTCATTGGCGTCTGTTTTGCTGCGGCTGAAGTCCATCGACAGCTTGGATGACGCTGTGATGTACAGGCAGGAAGTGTCAAACCTGTTTGCCGGATTTATCACCCGACCAGATCCTGATGAGGATCAGAACAACCCCCTGACCAATCGGCCTGAAGACTATGTGGAGGATGACGACGGCATTCCGCTAGTTTCGATGGAGCCGGGCACCATGCAAACACTTGCTCCGGGGGAGGAAGTGACGTTTTCGGCCCCCCCGGATGCGGGAAGCAATTACGAAGGATTCATGCGCCATCAGTTGATGGCGGCTTTCGCGTCTGTCGGTATTCCCTACGAGATTGCGACGGGTGACCTTCGGGGTGTCAGCGACCGCGCATTGCGGGTGGTCGTCAACGAATTCCACCGCCTTGTCGAGCAACACCAGTGGCACTGCATCATCCATCAGTTTTGCCGCCCCGTTTGGGCCGCGTGGATTGATGCTTTGGCGCTGTCCGGCACGATCCCGATGCCGGACTACCATCGCCGCCGCAGAGATTGGCTGCGCGTCCTCTGGGTGCCTCAGGGCTGGCCGTACTTCAACCCAGTGCAAGACATTCAGGCTAAGAAGGATCAAGTCCGGGCGGGCTTTGCCAGCAGAGCGTCGGTCATCTTGGGGCAGGGCGATGACCCTGACCAGGTCAACGCCGAGATTCAGGCGGACAACGCTACTGCGGACGCGGCTGGCCTGGTCTTCGATAGCGACCCGCGCCATACGACCGCCGCCGGCAAGGCGGCAGGGCTTGATGGGGGCGGCAGTCCCGATCCCCTCAATCAATGAACGGAGCCAATATGGCCAAGAAAGGAAACTTCTATTCGATCGGTCCCGGCATGCGGATGGGCGAGCAAGTCGTCGAGCTGCGCATCTATGACGATATCGGCTTCTGGGGGAAGTCGGCCGCGGACTTCATTCAAGAACTGGATGCCGCCGCATCCACGGGCATGAAAATCGTTGTGGCGATCAATAGCGGCGGAGGCAGCGTGTATGACGCGTTTGCCATGTACAACGCCCTGCGTCGCTACAGCGGACGTACTGTCGGCCGGGTCGACGGCGTGGCCGCATCTGCCGCCACGTTGCCGCTCATCGCCTGCGACACCATTGAAATGCCGGAAAACGCGCAAATCATGATCCACGAGCCTTCTACGGCGGTGTGGGGGAATCTTGCGGAACTGAAGGCGTCCGTGTCGCAGATGGAGAACATTCTCGACAGTGTCATTACCGCCTACGTCCGTCGCAGCGGGCAGCCGGCCGAAAAAATTGCAGAAATGATGGAGGCCACGACGTGGCTGTCGGCCCTCGACGCGCAGGCCATGGGCTTTTGCGACGTGATCGAAGAGCCGGTCAAGATCGCTATGTCCACCAATTCGCGGGAGCTTCTGTCCCGCTTCCCCAACTTGCCGGAGCCGCTGAAAATGCTGGTGGACGGTGAGACTCCAGCCGGCGAGCCTCCCACCCCGAAGTCTGTGGATCCCGACCCCGCGGACCCCGAGCCGAGCGCTCCTCCGCCGACCGATCCAGCACCCGCTGATCCAGCACCCGCTGATCCGGATCCTGCGCCCGCACCCCCTGCCGGACTGCCTACCGCCTCTGCCATGTTGAAGCACGTCTATGCATCTTGCCGGGCCGAGGGCATTCCACATCTTGCCGAAGGCGTTCTGATGAGCGGCGCCTTGGCCGGGGAGGCACAGGCGAATCAACGTGTCGTCCAGGCGAAAGAAATCGCGGGCATCTGCATGGCGGCCAAATTGCCTGACAAGGCAGCCGAGTTCGTGGCCCAGGGTCTGGATGTTGACCAGGTCCGCGCCCGACTGTTCGACGCTGTGGCAAGCGCGTCGAACCAGCAAATCAGCAATACGCATCGTGCCGAGCCGGCGGAAACTTCGAACACTCCGGTCTTGTCCACAACCGGCATTTACGAGGCCCGTGCTGCTGCACGCCGCCGCGTGCACTAAGCAGTCACTTCATCTCTGGAGAGAACATGAATATCTTGCAAGAAAAGCCTCGCACCGCCGAATTTTTGCTGTCCGAAGGGGCCGGCGAAATTTCGCGCGAAAAGATCACCCTGGCTGCGACCGCCACCGGCTATCCGTCCGGGCAGGTTTTGGGGCTGATTACCGCGTCGAAGCACTACGCCCACTACGACCCCGCCGCAACCGACGGGACCGAGAAGGCGGCCTGCGTCCTCTACGGCGCTGCGGAGGCCTCGGATGCGCCGCAGCCGGCCACCGGCATCGTGCGACTGGCCGAGGTTACCGCCTGGTCCTTGGCGGGCCTGGATGCCGATGCGCGGGCGGACCTTGCCGCGGCGTTTCTGGTGGTTCGCGACTAATCGAATCTCCACCGCTTTCACCTACCTCGTGATTCTGGCCCGCTTCTTGCGGGCCATTTCTATTCTGGGAGCCCTAGATGGCCCATATCGACATTTTCAAAGACGACGCTTTCAAGCTGGGTTCGCTCACCGCTACGGTCAACACTTCTCCCGAAGGTCAAGCCGTTCCGACCACGCTCGACTCCCTGTTCGATGAGGAAGGCGTAACGACCACAACCGTCAGCATCGAGCGTTCGAACGGCAAGCTGGCCCTCGTTTCGGACGCACCCCGTGGCTCGCCCGGCGCGTCGTTGGAGCCGGATCACCGCGACCTCATCCCGTTCAATACGTTGCATTTGCCGCTGCGCGACACGATCTATGCGGATGAAATCCAGAACGTTCGGGCCTTTGGCACGGAATCGGAACTGGAAGTCATGCTGTCCGTTGTCAACAAGCGTGCGAACAAGTTGCGCAAAGCCATCGACGTGACCCTGGGCTACCACCGCTTGGGCGCCGTGACCGGGAAGATTCTGGATGCTGACGGCCAGCGCGTGCTGCTGGATCTGTACCAGCGCTTTGGCTACACGCAGAAGACGGTGAATTTCGCGCTTGGTACGGCGTCGACCAAGGTTCGTCAAAAGGTGATCGATGCCAAGCGCCAAGCCGAAGATGCGCTGGCCGGCGAGGCCGTGATTGTGGGCTGGCTCGGGGTCGTGGGCCGCGGCTTCTACGATGCCTTCACCGGCCACGACAGCGTCGAAAAGGCGTTCGAGCGCTGGAAGGACGGCGAGTTTCTGCGCCAAGATCTGCGCGCCGGCTTCGTGTTCGAGGGGGTCGAGTGGAAGGAGTACTACGGCAAGGTCGGGAATATCTCCTTCATCGAGCCGGACGATGGTTACCTCATTCCGATTACGAGCGACGATCTGTTCCAGACGAAGTTTGCTCCGGCCAACCACATCGACGCTGTCAATACGATTGGCGTCCCGTACTACGCCAGCCAGGAAATCTTGCAGCACGGCGTCGGCGTTGACCTCAAGGTGCAGTCGAATCCGCTCACGATCAACACGCGTCCCAACGTCGTCATCAAGCTGAAGAAGGCTTGATTCCATGCACTGGGACAACGCCATTTTCGATGAGGCGTTCGACGCGGCGGGGATGCGGGAGCCGGCCGACCTGGTCGGCGCCGATCCCCCCGTCAGATTCAAGGTTCGGTTCGACCGGCCTGGAGTAATTGACGAGGTCACGATGGTGCATTCGACCGATTACGAAATCGAATTCACCACCGCTGACGCGCCGGGCCTGGAGTACCGCAGCGAACTGGATATCGCCGGGGATCGCTATCGAGTCCGCCAGGAACCCGTCACCGTTGGCGATGGGTACTGGACGCGGGCGCTTTTGGAACGCCTGACATGACCACGCTTGCACTGACCTACGTTCAAGAACTGCGGGCGGCCTTGAAAGTGGCGGGCTTCCCTGCCGTGATGGAGCCGTCCCCCGTTCGGGCAATCACCCGGGAAGATCCTCGGGTGGTCTCCGTTCAGTTGGGGGCGGAATCTGTCGAGAGCATGGCAGTTCCCCGCGTTACCCGTGTGCGCGAGATCCACCTGATCGTCCATACCTGTGGGGACGACCATCTGGAACTGGCGGAGGATGTGTTTGAGGCGGCCCATCCGCTGGTAATGGGCTACAGCGGGCCAAACGTCATTGCGGTCGCCGAGTTTGGCACCGACGAGCCGAAGTATGCCAATGCCGACTTGCGGCGCCAGGTCGTGACCAGGCGCTACCGCATCACCTATCAGACCGACGAGCAATCCCTTAGCGGGTAGCCGTCCAGTCCCTGGAGCATCAAATGTCCACACCCAAGAACACGGCCGTAGCAGTGGCCGGCCAGGCCGGCGCCAGCGCCGAGGGCGACGTGATCACCGCTGCCCCGATCCCCGACATGCCCGATGAGTACCACGGGCAGGGCGGAAGCTACTTGCGCGACCCCGAGACGGGCGAGCGCGTGCTCATCGAGCGTACCGGGCCGTGTGACTGCGCCGGCTAAGCCGCTCGCGTCCATCCCTCGGGTATACATGGAGCCATAAATGGCAAAATCGATTCGAAAGACCCTGCTGCTGGCAAAGACCCAGCTGACAGCGGGCACTGACCCCGTTCCGACGGGACCTCTGAACGCCATTCTTCTGCGCAACGTGACGGCAACGCCCTTGTCGGCCGAGTTCGTGGAACGTGCCCTGTTGCGGCCTTACATGGGCAATTCGGGTCAGATCGCGACGACGCAGTACGCGCAGATCGAGGGCGAGGTTGAACTTGCTGGCTCCGGTACGGCGGGTAAGGCGCCGGCCTGGGGGCCTCTGCTGCGTGGCTGCGGGTTTGCCGAGACGGTCACGGCCGGAACGGATACGCGCTATGCGCCCGTTTCGGACAACTTCGAGCGCTTGACGCTCTACTACTACCTCGACGGCTTGCTCCACAAGATTCTGGACGCGCGCGGCACGGTTTCCTTCGACCTGACGGCTAAAGGCATCCCGTTCATGCGCTTCCGATTCATGGGCGCCTATCAAGCAATCACCGACGGCGCGAACCCGACGACGGTCGACTACACGGCGTTCCAGATTCCGAAGGGCGTCAACAAGCAGAACACACCGTCCTGGTCGCTGGGCGCCTATTCGGGCTGCCTCCAATCCCTCAATTTCGACATTGCGAACCAGCTGGTGTGGCGCGCGCTGATCGGCTGCGAAGGTGCGGAAATCACCGACCGGCAGCCCACGGGCAAGATCGCGCTTGAGCTGCCCTCGATTGCTCAGCTGAACTGGCCGACGATGGTTCTCTCTGGCGCCGGTAATCCGGTTTCCATCATTCACGGCACCGTGGCGGGAAACATCATCGAGATCAAGGCGCCTTCTGCGCAGCTGACCAATCCCACGTACTCCGAGCAGGACAACGTGGCGATGCTTGAACTCGACATGAACGTCAACCCTGGCGCCGCCGGCAACGACGAATTGCAGATCATCGTTCGCTGAGCCTCACAAGCTCCAGTCCATCGCATTCGAACTTCTATGCCCGGTATAGCCGGGCATTTTGCATTCTGGGAGAAAGAACATGTCATTCGTAGCAACCAAGCGGGCGCTTGCGGCTTGCCCGATCAAGATCCAGGTCCACGGCGAAAATGGCGAACCCGTCACTATCGAGTTTGTGGCTCAGTACAAGCGCCATTCGCTGGACCAGGTCGCCGACCTTCAGGACTCATTGACCAATTCGGTCAACGAGCGCCTGGGCCGTCCCCCTGTCGCGCGCACGAAGCCCGTCCCGCAATGGCCGTACTCGACCGACGTTGAGTTCATCAAGGACAAGATGACTGGCTGGCTCGGCACGCGTGACAGCCAGGGTGAATCCATTCCTTTCACCGCGAAAGCGCTGGGTCAGGTCATCAGCGACTGGCCCGAATTGGTGCTGCCGTTGTTCAACGGGTTCTTTGAGGCCCACCAGCAGGTCCGGGAAAAAAACTCGTAGCGGCCGCCCGCCATTGGGCCATGGGCGGGAAGGCTGAGCAGGAGGCCGGCGCATTCGAGCCGGACGAAGTTGTGCGGGAAGCTCTGGCGCTGATCGGCGCACCGGCCGAAATCATGGAGAGGGCGCGCGCCAGGGAACCCGAGACGCATTTCGAAGTGTTCGACGACAACTGGCCAATCCTGGAAGTGTTCCTCCAACTGGCGACATGCTGGTCTTGGCTTGTCCCCCCGATGGGTCCGCCCATTCGCGCGGGAATTCCGGCCACAGAGATTCAGGCCACGATCCAGATGCTATTGCCCTCAACCGCTGATCACCGCCAGGCGTTCAGAGATCTCCGGGCGATGGAAAGCGCAGCGCTGGACGTATTCATAGCTGCGCAATAGCGCACGGCAGTGGGCGGGAAAAAATGACAGACAAGAACCTCGGCGTAACCCTTACCGCCAACGAGGCGGACCTGACACGCGGGTTCGGTGCTGGCGAAGCGGCCAGTGCGCAGTTCGCCACCTCGACCGAAGCTTCGATGGGGCGCGCCGCCGCCGCCACGGCGAAGATGGGGGCTGCGGCGGGGCAGATGACGCAGTCCGTCAACGCAACCGCCACGGGCGGCCGAGCGTTCACGGAGACGTCCGATCGATTTGTGCAGGCGCTGGAACGGCAGGTGCTTGCCATCGGCAAAACGCGCTCGGAATTGCTGGAGTTGCAAGCGGCGGAGTTGGGTGTGGGGAGCCGCGCCGCACCATTAATCGCACGCCTGCGCGAGCAAGAGGTGGCTATGGGGGCGGCGGGCCGCTCCTTCGACAAGTACGGGAACTCGGCGGCGCAGACGGCGGCAGCTATGCGCGGTGTGCCGGCTCAGCTGACTGACGTCGTTGTGTCCCTCCAAGCCGGTCAGCAGCCGATGACGGTGTTACTTCAGCAGGGCGGGCAGCTGAAAGATATGTTCGGCGGCATCGTCCCGGCCGCGCGCGCCTTGGGTAGCACATTGTTGGGGCTGATCAGCCCTTACACGCTGGTTGCCGGCGCGGCGGTCGCGTTCGGCATAGCGGCCTATCAGGGGAATGAAGAAGCCAAGCAGCTGAATCGGACGATTCAACTGACGGGGAATTACGCCGGCGTGACTGCGGACAAGATCCGCAGCATGGCAGTAGCCGCCGCTGGGGATGGTGGGAGTCGCCGGCAGGCGCAGCAGGCGGTCGAGGCACTGGTTGCAACAGGGCAGATCTCGGGCGACACCGTCCAGAAGATGAGCGCCACGATGGTGGCGTTCCAGAAGGTGTCGGGCACGGCCATGGACGAACTGTCCAAGGACTTCGCCAAGATGCCCGAAGGCGTCACGAAATGGGCGGAAGAGCACAACCGCTCGCTCAACTTCATGACGCTGGCGCAGTGGGATTACATCCGCACGCTGGAGGAAAGCGGTAACCGCGAAGCGGCCATGCGCGAGACGTCGCAGGCGCTGCACGACTATCTGGGAACCGAAGCGCCTCAGAAGCTGGGCCTACTTGAACGCGCCTGGCGGGACGTCAAGGGCGCCGTCGATGGCGCCTGGGAATCGATGAAGCGGGTTGGGCAAGAGCAAGACCCGCTCACGGCGCGCATCAATACGCTGCGCGAAAACATCGCGCGGATGAGGGCGCGCGACAACGGGCCGGCGGGTTTGAACGATGCCGGCCGGACCAGGGTCGCGAATGCCGAGGGCGCGCTGCGTGATGCCGAAGACCAAAAGGCCCTGGAGGAAGCCGCAGCGCTGGTCAAAGGCGTGAATGCCGCCGCGAATGCGGCATCAATCGATGCCGCCAAGCGCTTGGATGGTCTTGACCGAGAGACGAACAAGGTAAAGCAGCTCAATTTTGCCTTGGCGGAGAATCTGCGGTTCGAGAACGCCATCCGTGCGGTCAAGCCGGGCGACGAGCGGATTACCCCGGAAGCGATCAAGGCCCGTGAGGCGGCGACGCGCAAGAAGTTCGAAGACAAGGACGCCAATAGCGCCGGCCAGAACGGGCTATCGGCGCAACTTGCGGCAATGCATGCCCAGGCGCGCTTGCGCGAGGAAGCCTTACGCGCTGAGACCTCGGCTCTCGAAGGTCAACGGGCGGCCGGCCTGCTGTCGGAAGAGGATTTCATCCGCCGGCGTGCCGCAGCCCAACGGGCGGCGCTTGCCGATGAACTGGCAATCGTTCGTCAGCAGGCGGATATCGCCGGCGGAAAGAAGCAGTTGGCCGAGCGGGAGCGATATCTCGGCCGAGTGCAGGAACTGGAGGCGCAGATTGCGCGGTCGCAGCAGCAGGAAGCGACCGATATTGAAAAGTACCAGACCAAGATCCGCGGGGCCTTGCGCGCTACCCAGTTGGACATTGCCAACTACCGCGAGACGCGTGACCTGCAGGTTAGCCGGCAGATTAATGCGCTGACGTTGGGCAGCAACGATCGCGCGCTGGCTGACTCAATCAACCAGGCGCAGGACAGATTTCGGCGCATCCGGGACGGCTTCACGGACAAGATGCTTCGCGAGGGCGGAGCGGGCGCGCTGGATTCCGAGCAATACCGTCAGGGCATCGCGCAGATCGACGCGGCGATGCAGACGCAGGTACAGCGCGAACGCGAGTACATGCAGCAGCGCGTGGCGTTGCAGGGCGACTGGAAGAACGGTGCGCTGCTCGCGGTGAATGAATGGCTGGATGGATCGGCCAACTTGATGGCGCAGTCGCAACAGGTGTTCTCGTCCGTCTTTACGGGCATGGAGAACGCAATTGCGTCGTTCGTTACCACCGGGAAGGCCAATTTCGCCGACTTCACGAAGAGCGTTCTGTCCGACATGGCGAAGATTGCCGCGCGGCAGGCGTTCATGGGGATCGTTGGCAGCGTCGTGAGTTCGCTTGGGGCAGGCGCTGCCAAGGCGGGTACTGCGAGCATGAGCCAAGTTGCCGTTGGGAACACCGACGGCATGTCGGGGTGGTCCACCACGGTTAAGAACGCAAAAGGCAACGTTTACACGTCGCCCAGCTTGTCCGCGTTCTCGAATGGCATCTATGACAAACCACAGGTCTTCGCCTTCGCGAAGGGCGCAGGCGTCTTTGGTGAGGCAGGGCCTGAGGCGATTTTGCCGCTGAAGCGTGCGCCGGATGGAAGTCTGGGTGTTCGCGCGCATATCCCCAATGCTGGAAGCGGCGGTGCTGTCGCAGCGAGCGGGCCGGTGCAAGTGTCCATCTACGTTCAAAACGGGCAAGAAACCCGGTCAGAGTCCACGCCAGGCTGGGAGCAGTTCGGCAAGGAAATTGGCGAGTTTGTCGACAGCCGCGTTAACCGCCTTCTGAACCTTTCCTACAAGCCGGGCGGAGCGGGCTGGAACGCACGCAACAACAGGTAATAGCAATGGAAATTTTCAGTTGGAGCCCTCGGAGAAATCCGCAGGGCAGCGTGAGCTTTCGCGCGCTGAAAGCGCAATTCGGCGACGGCTACAGCCAGGTGGCTCAAGACGGAATCAATTCACGAAGCGAGTCGTGGCCATTGGAGTTCTTCGGAACGGAATCGGAAACGGCACCCATAAAAGCCTTTCTTGATCGTCACGGCGCCTGGAAAGGCTTTCTGTGGACGCCGCCCCTCGGGCAGCAATCGGTGTTTCTGATGGACGGAGACGGCTATCAGTTGGTGCCCCTCGGGGGCGGCTGGTTCACGTTGTCCGTCACGTTCAAGCAAAAACCCATTCCCTGAAAACTATGCCGACACTTGAAATTATCAACGTGGGCCAGGCGCCCAATGACAAGAAGGGCGACCCGCTGCGCAATGCGATGCAGAAGGTCGTGCTGAATTTCACCGCGCTCAACGAGGCGATTCAGGGCGTTCTCGATGGAAAGGGGAAACCGAACGGGTACGCATCGCTTGGCGTCGACGGGCGGCTGCTTGCAGCGCAAGCGCCGATTGTGTATGCGCCCGCCCTGCCCACGTCCGCGCATGATCTGAACGACTACATTGCGCCCGGTGTTTGGTATCAAACCACTATCGCTGGCGCGACGGCGGGCGCGAACTATCCCACGGTGAACGTGGGTTTCCTTGAAGTTGCTGGGACCGGCACCCCGGTTTTGCAGGTTTACACGACGCGCACCGCAACACTCGCGGCCATGCAGCGGTTTTGGCGTATCCGCATGAGCGCCACGTCGTGGTCTGTGTGGAAGGAGGTGGCCGATACGTCTTCTGTTGTGTCCTACGTCGGCGGCATGGCTGCGGCCCAGGACTTGAACAACTACACGACCCGCGGCCTCTGGGCTATCGGGTCGTCAGCCACCGCTGCAGGCGGGACCAATTTTCCGATTGGCCATTCCGGATTTCTCCTCGTACTTTCCAGCGTTCACCAAGGGGCGGCGACGACCGGTGTCTTTCAGACCTACTACGCGGCAAATAGCAATCGCGTTTTTACCCGTGCACTGATTTCGAATGCTTGGACGGCCTGGACGGAGAGCATCGGCGCCAACCTGCTCGGGGTGGCCAGCGGCGTCGCGCAACTGGGCACCGATAGTCGTCTTCTGCCCGCACAGGCACCGATTCTCTACTCGACAGCTATTGCCGGAAGCACTGATGCTAACGCGATGATCGTGCCGGGCGTTTACTACGTGAACTCGGACGCGGCGGCGACGCCGGAATTGAACTGGCCGGAGCGAATAGCCGGGCAGCTGACCGTGGAAATGGCGATCACCGGGAATTCCCAGGTGACGCAGGTTTACACCACGCGCAATGGCACGGGCGGCGCGAGCCGCACCTATAAGCGTGTCCGCTTCGGCACTGGCGGCGGCACCTGGGGGACGTGGCAGCAGGTGGCGCGCTATGACGACGCCATGACTCACACGTACCTGACGGCGGCTACCGACGCGAACACGCTCACGGCTGACAATGTGTTCTATACCTGGCGGAGCGGTGTTGTGGTGACGGGCGGCAGCAACTGGGCGCCCGTGGGCACCAACATTTCTGGCGGTAACTTGGAGGTACGGTGGACGGCGTCTGACATGATCATCCAGACGGCGACTTTCTTGGTGGCTGGCAGCAAGCCGCGTATTTACCAGCGATTCGGATCGGGCACCACCTGGCAGGCCTGGAGGATCCTGGGGCCGGTGTCGAACGCGGCCTGGCTGCCGACTGCGGACGCCGGCGATGTGTACGTTGACGGCCTGGGCTGGCACGCCTGGAACGGCACGGCCTACGCGCTCACGTCCCTGGCCACCATCTTGCCTACGGCCGCCCACGATCTGAACTCCTACGTAACGCCCGGCTCCTACCGCCAAACGACGAACGCTGGCGCTACGGCTGGCTCCAACTATCCGTCGCCTTTCGGTGGGTACATGGAGGTCGTGCAGGGCGCGCCAGGCAACTGCAAGCAGGAATACACGATCTCGTCCGCGTCCAACGTGGGCCTGGCGGCCGGTCCTCGCAAGTTCTGGCGTATGCAGACCGCAGCCGGAACATGGTCTCCGTGGCAAGAAGTGTTGACGGTTGCGATGGGCATGACCCAACAGACTATCGCTCGGGTTACTACTCTTGAAGGGCAGATGTTTGGTCGGGGGCAGAGCTGGGTAGATATGAGCGGGCAACGCGGCGGTAGTACGAACTACACGAACAGCACGGGCAGGCCGATCATTGTTTCTCTAACTGGCATAACCGGAGCCGACGCTCTGCTGCTCGGTCGTATTAATGGAATTTTGATGGGGCGAAGTTTCATTCCTGGGAGCATTGGCGGCGAAATTGGCTTGACTTTTATGGTCCCTCCTGGCGACACCTATCGCGCAGAGTGGGGTGGGCTTACCTCAATCTTCTGGGCGGAGTACCGGTGATGAAGCACTTCAAAGACGTGGCGACAGGCCAATACTGGTCGTTGGAAGACGACGTAACTTCATCTTCGGTCGAGGCCGGCATTCTTTTCTTCGATTCGGCGGGCGAGCAGCTGTTCAATGTGCCGCGCACTCTGCTACCTGTTGACGAACTGCCTGTAAGCCCAGAACTACCGCTCGTCCCGCAGGTCGTCAGCCGCTTCCAGGGCCGTGAAGCGATGTGGCAAACGCCGCACGGCGATGCCAGCCTGTTCGAAGCTGCGGAAGCCATTATCAACGGCCCCGACACGCCGGCAACTTACAGGCGAGCATGGGCGGACCTTCAAGAGTTCCGGCGCGATAGCGAAATGCTGACCGCGGTCGCTACGGCCTTGGGGCTTTCCAGCGCCGACTTGGACGCGATTTTCATTCTTGCCGGTGGCATCAAGGCTTAGGAGGGTGGCATGGGAATTTATGCAGACGTCCAAAAGCTGGAGGTCGGCGACCTAATAAGGCTCTTCGAGCTTGACGCTACAGGCATTGGCGGAGTTCTTCAGCGCTTTCACGGCTACACCCAGGTCGGCCCGATCTGGTGGAAAGGAAACCAATACGACCCCTGGGCGATCAAGGCCGAGGGGTTCGAACAGGTCGGGGAAGGGCAGCAGCCCACGCCGACCTTGTCGGTTGGAAACATCGGGCAGGATGCCGACGGCACGCCCCGGCCAGGCGTTATTTCGGCCTTGTGTGTGGCGCTAGATGACCTAGTGGGCGCACGGGTGGTGGTTCGGCAAACGCTCGGCAAGTATCTGGACGCGCGGAATTTTCCGGCAGGGAATGCGACAGCATCGCCCGAAGAGTACTTGCCGGACGAGGTGTGGATTGTCCAGCAGAAGACAGCCGAGACCGCCGAGGCGGTCGAGTTCGAACTGTCGAGTGCGCTCGACTTTAACGGGCAGATGTTGCCTTCGCGGCAGATCATCGCCGGCGTTTGCGGCTGGCTGACGAAAGGCGGCTACCGCGGCACCTATTGCGGCTACACCGGGTCTCGGATGTTCGACATCAACGGCAACCCGGTTTCAGATCCCGCGCTTGATCGTTGTTCGGGGTTGCTATCGGACTGCAAAAAGCGGTTTGGCGAATACGAAGTGATCAACTTTGGCGGGTTCCCGTCGGCTGATCGCATCAGGGGATAAACATGCGCAAGAAGACTTTGGCCGCCATCCGGGCACACGCGGTGGCGGAGTACCCGCGCGAGTGTTGTGGCCTGGTGGTGGTGCGTGACCGCCGCGAGATATACCGGCCGTGCCGGAATATGGCGGCAGGCACGGGCCATTTCATCCTGGATCCGGAGGACTACGCGGCGGCGGAAGAGGCGGGGCGCATTACGGCCCTTGTTCACTCCCATCCCGACATGCCGGCCGCGCCCAGCGAGGCGGACCGGGTTGCATGTGAGGCGTCGGCATTGCCCTGGTTCATTGTCGCGGTGGCTAAGGACGACGGCGGCGCGGTCGTGACTGGCGAAGTCGTGGGATTCGCGCCGGAAGGATATGTGGCCCCACTGCTTGGCCGGCCGTTTGCCCATGGTGTTCTTGACTGCTACAGCTTGGTGCGTGATTGGTACGCGCGTGAGCGCGGAATCGTGTTGCCGGATTTCCATCGGGAAGACGGCTGGTGGGAGGCTGGCAAGAGCAGCGACCTTTATATGGACCACTACGCGGAAGCTGGGTTTCGGCCTCTGGTCAATGGTGAGCAGATCGGGCCGGGGGACGTGGTGCTTATGCAGATCCGATCGGAGCGCGCCAATCATGCGGGCGTGTTCATCGGTGCGCAGGCCTTGACAGAAGCCCCTGATCTTTTTCCCGTTCCGGACGGGATGCTCCAACACCTTTACGGGCGGGATTCCGAGCGCGTGGTTTACGGCGGCTATTGGCGGGAGGCGACGCGCCTGGTGTTGCGATATGAGGGCTTCGAATGAATGAACGCTTGCGAGAGGTTCGTTTATACGGTCGGTTAGGTGCGCGCTTCGGGCGAGTCCACCGGTTGGCCGTCAGCAGCACGTCGGAGGCTATCCGTGCCTTATGTGCATTGATCCCTGGATTTGAGCCTGAGTTGGCCGATAGCGAGGCCCATGGCGTTCGTTTCGCGTGCTTCGTGGGAAGGCGCAACATCGGTGAGGACGATATTGGTTCCCCGGTTGGCGACGAAGCCATCCGGATCGCCCCAATCTTGGCTGGAGCCAAGCAGGGTGGGCTGTTTCAAACGATTTTGGGAGCTGCGCTGATTGGCCTCGCCATTTGGAACCCCATGGGTTGGATCGCGATGGGCGCTCAGGGGGCCGTGGGGACCACGGCTATGTTCTCCATGGGTGTCTCGTTGGGGCTAGGGGGGGTCGCGCAATTGATATCCCCACAGCAAAAGGGATTAAGTGCCGCAGACAGCCCGGACAACGGAGCTTCGTACAACTTCAACGGGGTTGTAAACACCAGTGCGCAGGGAAACCCGGTGCCGCTGCTTTACGGCCGCATGATTGTTGGTAGCGCTGTGATATCGGCGGGGATATTTGCTGAGGACCAGATATGACATTGCAACACTATCGAGCCAACAGGGCGCCTTCGGGCGCCCTTTTTGTTTCTGGGGCTGGCAGTAACCGCACGGTGCCGGTGGTGGGGTTCGGGGGCGGAAAAGGCGGAGGTGGGGGGCGCAGTCCCAAAGAATCACCCGACAGTCTCCACAACACATCGTATGCCCGCATCATCGACCTTGTTACTGAGGGGGAGGTGTTCGGACCGGCCCACGGCCCGGGCGGTGCATTGCGTGATTTTTATTTGGATGGTACGCCTGCTGCCAACGCGGACGGGACGCTCAACTTCCCGAACATCCAGATCGACTTCCGAACTGGAACACAGACTCAAGACCCGCTGCCAGGCTTTCCCGCATCTGAAATTACCACGGCTGCGAACGTCGAACTTACTGCGACGACTCCGTGGATCCGATCTTTCACTAACACCCAGCTCTCGGCGGTCCGCTTAACTCTCGCTGTCAACGGCTTATCACAAGCCAACACAAGCAACGGTGACATAACGGGCTACCGGGTTGAGTACCGAATTGAGGTGAGCACCGACGGGGGAGCGTATCAGGTCGCGCTGGCCAGCGCGTTCGATGGCAAGACCACGCAGAGATATGCGCGCTCGCATCGTGTGGATCTTCCGCCGGCGCGCACGGGTTGGTCGATTCGCGTGGTGCGGTCTACACCAAACGCCTCCAGCAGCGCTATCAATGATCGAACCTTCGTCGACGCGTACACCGAAGTGATCGACGCGAAGCTCCGATATCCGATGTCGGCGGTGGTCGGAATCAAGGTGGACGCGTCACAGTTTCAGAACATTCCGACGCGAGCATACGACTGGAAAGGCCGCATCATTCGGGTTCCGTCGAACTACGACGCCGAAACGCGTGCATACACAGGTGTCTGGGATGGCACGTTCAAGTTGGCGTGGACGGATAACCCCGCTTGGATCTTCTTCGACCTCATCAGCAATGATCGTTATGGTCTGGGGCAGCGGATCCCTGCCGGTTGGCTGGACAAGTGGGGCTTGTACCAGATCGCGCGCTATTGCGACGAGCTTGTGCCCGACGGCTTCGGAGGGCAGGAACCGCGCTTCACGTGCAACGTTTACCTGCAAACGGCAGCAGACGCCTACCGCGTCCTCCAGGATCTTGCGTCGACGTTTCGAGGTATTGCGTATTGGGCCAGTGGGTCGGTGTTCGCGGTTGCGGATATGCCCGGCGACCCGGTCTACACCTTCACCTCGGCCAACGTCATCGACGGTCGGTTCAACTATGTTGGATCCGCGCTGAATACGCGCCACACTGTGGCGTTGGTGTCTTGGAATGACCTCTCCGACATGGGCCGGCAGAAGGTCGAGTATGTAGAGGACCGCCAGGCGCTGGCAAGGTATGGTCTCAAGCAGATAGAGGTCAGCGCGTTTGGCTGCACGTCGCGTGGGCAAGCGAACCGCGTGGGCAAGTGGCTGTTGCTGACTTCGAAGATGGAGACACGTTCGGTGTCATTCGCGGTTGGCCTGGATTCCTGCCGCGCGCGACCGGGCAGCATCATTCGGGTTGCCGACCAGCATCTAGCCGGTCGAAGGATCGGGGGGCGCATTCGCTCGGCGACGGCGACCGTGATCACGGTGGACGCTGAACTGGGCGTTCGCCCAGGGGATCGCCTAACGGTGAACCTGCCCAGCGGCGTGTCAGAAACGCGGATCATAAGCACCGCGACAGGGCAGGGGCTGACCGCGGACATGACGACGTTCACGGTCGATTCCACCGAATTGACGGCGGATATGGTCGGGCTGCCTGGCGCGGTCCTTGTGCTGACGGTCACGGCGCCCTACTCGGAAGTGCCGCAGGCCGAGTGCGTATGGACTCTCGAATCCGAAACCCTTTCGGCGCAGCGATTTCGTGTCCTGAGCATTAGAAAGAAGGACGGACTGGTTGCTGAAATAACCGCCATCCAGCATGAGCCGGGAAAATTCGACAATGTCGATTTCGGCACGCGCCTGGAGCCTGCGCCCATCACCGTTATCCCGCCGGGCGTCCAGGCCCCGCCGACCGATGTGACGATTTCGTCGTATCCCTTGATCGATCAGGGCTATGCCAGCCACACGGCGGTGTTTTCGTGGAAGCCCGCAGCCAATGCGGTCGCGTATGAGGTGCAGTGGCGCCGCAATAGCTCGGAATGGGTCAATCTGCCTCGAACCGGTTCTACCAGCATCGAGGTGCCCAACATCTACGCTGGCGCATTTCTATGTCGCGTGCGGGCACTGAACGCCATGGACATTGCTTCAATTTGGGCCTCGTCGACGCAGACGCAACTGGATGGCAGCCTCGCGCCGCCATCAACCGTTACGCACTTGGAGCCGTCGCAGGGAACATCGGCGATTGTGTTTGCAATCCAGCTGAAATGGGGCTTTGCACCGGGGCCGTCCATCATCGAGAAGACGGAGATTTGGTACAGCAAGACGCCGAACTTTTCCGACGCGATTCCGTTGGGCGAGTATGCCTATCCCCAGAACTCCGCTTTGCTGATGGGCCTGGCTGGCGGTGTTCGCCTCTATTTTTGGGCCATCTTGCGGGATAAGAATGGCTTGCCCGGCCCAAGATTCCCGGCAGGCAACGGGGCGATGGGGCAGTCCAGCACCGAGCTTGGCGACATCCTGAACTATTTCAACGGACAGATTGGACAGACGCAGTTGGGCCAGGATGTTCTAACCCCGATACAGAAGATTCCCGCTCTAGAAACAGGGCTGCGTGAAGAAGTAACCATCCGGCAAGAGCAGCACGAAGCGACGGCTGAGTCCATTAGAACCCTGACTACGAAGGTTGGGGAAAACGCGGGTCTCATTCAAGAAGAGAGTGAGGCGCGGGCTGATGATGTGAGCGCACTGGGGAAGCGCATAACAAGCGTTCAGGCTTCGGTGAAGGACGCCGAGGACACCGCGAATGATGCATTCGCGGCGGTGGAGCAGACGGCTACTGCGATAGCCAAGCTAGACGGAAATGTGGCTGCGATGTGGAACGTTCGCGCGGGGGTGACCGTTGGTGGTCGTTACTACGCGGCGTCTATCGGTTTGGGTGTGGAAAGTTCAGGCGGCGTCACCGAAACGCAGTTTCTCGTCTCCGCCGACAAATTCGCTGTCATTCATCCAAATGGGCCGCAGGTCGTCACGCCGTTTGTGATTCAAGGCAGCCAGGTGTTCATGAATCAGGCGCTCATCGGAACGGCTTGGATCAAGAGCGCGAATATCGATACGTTGGACGCAGGTAAGGTCACAGCGGGCACGATGAGCGCGGACCGTATCGACGTTAACTCTTTCAACGCCAAAGTCGCCAACATGGATCAGGCGTACATAAAGTCTGCAAACATCCAGAGCGCTCAGGTTGGCACCCTGCACTTACAGAACGGGGCGGTCACAGCAGGGAACGCCGTAGCAATCAATCTCGGCTTCGGTCAGGGCAGCGATGACAATGGCGCCCAGATAACCTTCAGCATGCCGGCTGCCGGGAACGC